AAAAATCAACATTATGGAAACAGACGCTATCTTCCAAGATGGTGCTTCTTGTGGCTTTAATGCTTCTGGTTCTACTACCTTTACTCAACGTACTGTAACTCCTGGTAAAATTAAAGTAAACGAAGCTTTATGTCCTAAAGACCTTGAAGCTAAGTATTTACAAAAAGCTTTACCTACTGGTTCTTATTACGACTCTATTCCTTTTGAACAAGAGTACACTGAAAAGAAAGCTAAGACAATCGCTGCTCAATTAGAGACTTCATTATGGCAAGGAGACACTACAAGTGTAAACGTAAACTTAAACAAGTTCGATGGTCTTGTTAAGTTAATCGGTGCTGCTTCAGGTGTTGTTGCTGCAAACGCTTCTACTTATATTTCAGGTGCGCCTTTATCTACTATTACTGCTGCTAACGTAATCTCTATCTTTGATGGTGTTTACCAAGCAATACCTGCTAAAGTTGTAGCTGCTGACGATATGACTATCTTCTGCGGTCAAGATTTATTCAGAACTTACACTGTTGCTCTTAAAAACAGTGGTTCTTTCAATTACCAAATTGATGTTAAAGCTGATAGCGAATTTGTACTTCCTGGTACTACAATCAAAGTTATTGCAGTTGCAGGTCTTAACGGAACTAACAAAGTTTACGCTATGCGTTTAAGCAATATGTTCTTAGGTACAGACCTACTTAATGGTGAAGAAAAATTCGAGGTGTTTTTTGCCAGAGAGTCTGACCAAATTAGATTTGTAAGTGAATTTAAGATGGGTGTAAACATTGCATTCCCTGACGAAGCAGTGAAGTTTATCCTTGCATAATTTATAGGGGGATTGAAATATATCCCCCATTTTTTTCAAACTAATTTAATTTAATAACAATGGCTTGTGCTTTAACTCAAAATTATACTCTTGACTGCAAAGACAGTTTAGGCGGTATAACCGAAGTTTATTTTATGGCAGCTGGAGATGTTACCTCTACAACTGAGGCAAGTGGTGTAATTACCGCTTTAGTAAAAGCATCTGGTAAAAGGTTCTATAAGTACGAACTTGTAAAAGGCACTTCTCAATTAGTTGAGAATGTTAATGCAAACGTACAGAATGGAACTATCTTTTATGCTCCTGAATTAACTATCGTATTAAACAAATTACAAGCGAACACAAGAAACGAAATCTTGTTGTTGGCTCAAAACACTTTAGTGGCGGTTGCCAAAGATAACAATGGCAAATACTGGTACTTAGGAAAACAAAGAGGCTTAGACCTTACAGGCGGTAACGCAGGTACAGGAACGGCTGAAGGAGACAGAAGCGGTTACACTCTTACCTTTACAGGTGCGGAGCCAGCCCTTGCTCCAGAAGTAAACTCAACTGTGGCAGGTCAATTAACCACCGCAGGTTCTTAGGTTGTTTTGGTTTTGTATATAGATGCCCTCGGACTTAATTGTTCGGGGGTTTTTTATTTTGCAAACAATCGCGTTACTTTATATTTATAGTTGTGATAAGATTAATTAAGGGGCAAACCCAAAACATAATACTTACCTTGACTGAGAAGCAGCTTTTAACAAGCCCGAACTATCTATTTATTTTTGAGAATAGATCAACAAATACGGACATCAAATTTGTAAGGCTTAACAATACAGATATAAGCGCATACAAGGATAGGTACAACGAGTTCACTATTGTAGTTAATAGCTTCTTTAATACGGCTTTAAACGGGCAATACACCTACACAATCTACGAGCAGACAAGTACTACCAACACAAACCCGACGGGCTTAAACTTGCTTGAAACAGGCATTATGGAACTCGAGGGTACAACTATATCATTCACGGAATACGAAACAACAAGCACATTCACAATTAGACAATAATGGAAATACAAGTATTGACATTTGCCGAGGCAAAGCAACCGGAATATAAAGAGAAAAAAGGCGAAGGGTATATGCAGTATGGTCAAAACAATGACTATCCTCAATACCTATTAGACCTTTTTAACAAGTCAGCAAAGCACAATGCTATCGTAAGAGGCAAAGTGAACTACATTGTTGGTAATGGTTGGGCAGGAGAGCAGCCTATTGTTAAGCAAGTTAATAGAGAGGAAACTTTAAATGATCTAACTAAAAAGGTTGCTTTAGATATTGAACTATTTGGCGGTGCTTACATTCAAGTTATTTGGTCTGTAATGGGCGAACAAATCGCTGAGTTATGGCATTGTGATTATACAAAGATTAGAACCAACAAAGACAACACGCAGTTCTGGTATAAAGAAGATTGGAAGGCTACACGCAACCAAGAAAAAGCTGAGATATACAATGCGTTCAATCCTAAAAACCCTGTAGGTGTTCAAATACTTTATGTAAAAGAATACAGACCGGGTATGAATGTTTATAGCCTTCCGGGTTATTTCGGTGCGCTTAACTACATTGAAAGTGATGTAGAAGTAAGTAAGCACGTTTTAGGTAATGCACAAACCGGGTTTTCTGCAAGTAAACTTATTACTTTACCAAACGGAGAGCCAAGCCCTGACGAGAAACGTGCAGTAAGCAGACAGTTCGACAATATGTACACGGGTGCAGACGGCAAGAAGTATTTACTTGCTTTTGTAAATGATGCAACTCGTAAGCCTATTGTAGACGATTTGGGTGCGAGTGATTTAACTAAAGAAGATTTTGGCAGAGTAGACGAGTTAATACAGAATAACATTTTTAGCGGACACCAAATTACAAGCCCTGACCTTTTTGGTATTGCCGTTCCTGGTCAATTAGGGAATAGACAACAAATGCGTGATAGCTACGAAATCTTTAACAACACTTATATTCGTTACAAGCAAATGCAATTAGAAGGTGTATTTAATATGCTTGGACAATATGCAGGGGTAACAGAGGAATTGATGCTACAACCTACCGACCCAATCGGTATTGACTTTAGCGAAAGCATTATAAAGGAAGTAGCACCAAAAGAATGGATATTAGAGAAGCTTGGTATTGATCCAACTAAATACGGAATGCCTACGGAAAGTGAACAACCAATGGCAGCAAGTCCTTTAAGTGTAAACGAGCATATTAAAGGTTTGAAAGGTCGCGAGTGGCAAAATATGCAGCGCATCATTAGAGATTTTAACAAGGGTAAGATTACCAGAGAACAAGCAAGTTCTATGTTAAAAGGCGGTTATGCTTTAAGCGATGAAGAGGTTGCTACTTGGTTAGGTGCTGAAGATTTAGAATTTAGCGAACAAGATTTTCAAGTGTTCTTTGAGTTCGGAGAAGATAGAAACAACTACGAGGTTCTTAAAAGCAAGACAAGATTTAGCGACGATGCTGACTTTGAAATGTTTGCAGATGTAACACAATTACAAAGCAATATCTTGGACTTAATTGTTAAGGATAAAAGAATTACCCCTGAGGTAATAGCTGACACTTTAAAAGAAGATGTGGGTGCGGTTAAGCGTGTTATTGATCTATTAATCGAGAAGGGCTTTATTAAGACAAGCGAAGTAAAGCAAGGCAAAGGGATTGATAGTAACGTTATTATTGAAAGGGAATTAACTGCGCCTATTGGTAAAATTGTTGAAGCTATTAAGCCACAAACAACGCAGATTTTAATTCGTTACACATACGAGTGGAAAGCAGGTTTTAACGATAGCGATTTAGATACAAGCAGACCTTTTTGCAAATACTTAGTTACTGCTAATAAGTTTTATACTCGTAGCGATATAGAGCAAATGAGTGCAAGGCTTGGTTATTCTGTATGGGATAGGCGAGGCGGTTGGTACACTAAGCCGGGAACAAATACACATTCTCCAAGTTGCAGACACGAGTGGCGTTCAAACATAGTTAAAAGAAAATAAAGATGAGTTTAAACACATTATTCATAAGCGTACAGAATATTAAAGACCGCTCTGGCTTACACGCTAACGTAGACGAGAAACTTGTATTGCCTGAGATCAAAACGGCTCAAGATATTTTTATCCTACCGGCTTTAGGAAGTGCTTTATATAACCGACTTCAAGCAGGTATAACGGCTAACAACTTAAACGCAAATGAGGTTTTATTGTTAGATAACTATATTGCAGATACTTTAGTGCATTATGTACTTAGTGAGTTGCCAATGGGCTTATCTTATCAATTCTATAACAAAGGCTTGTTAAGGAAAGGTGGCGAGAATACAGAGAACCCTTCTATGCAAGATATGATTGATGTGGCGAATAGATACAAGACCCGTGCGGAGTTCTACAAGCAAAGAATGATTAAATACCTAAAAGAATATTCTACACTTTATCCTGAGTACTTGAACCCTGGAAGTGGCATTGATGCAATACACCCTGAGAATGATGCTTATACAACGAGCGTTTGGTTAGGAGATTTTGATTGCTGCGCAGGTAAAAGCTTCGAGGAACTTTATCAAGGGAATAGAGGTTGTAGTGATTGCTAATTATGAGTAAAGTAACAACAATAAAAAACCAAAATAAACTTCGTGTTTATTTAGAAAAAATTAAGAATGAGCCTGAGCCTAAACCAAATCACAAAGCAGATAACAACACTCGGAAGCGACCACGAACAAATTAACTTTGTTTACTTCGGTGATGTGTGGGAACGTTTGTCTAATGGCGAGGTTACTTACCCTGCTATGTTCTACACTTTAACGGGTGCAACTATAAACGCTAAAAATATTACTTATAATTTTAGCCTTTATTTTATGGATCGTATGTTAATGGAAGAGACAAACGAAACCGAGGTTTTATCGGATATGACTTTAGTAGGTCAAGACATAGTAGCGCAGTTACGTTATCCTAAAGCTATTTGGGATATTGGCGATACTGCACCTTTGACTTACTTTACTGAAAGTGATCCAGATTACTTAGCCGGAGTTAAGATTGATATTACAATGCAATTACCTTACTTAAACGACAGATGCGCAGTACCGAGCATCTATAACTATACAGAATGATAGGCAAAAAAATTAACCAATTAGCTACCGAGTTAGCACCAGTTAGCACCGATTTAACTATTATAGGAGACCCGGATAGTGGAGTAAGTAAGAAGATTACACTTGCACAATTAGGGGCGATATTTAGCGGTGCAGTTTCGTTTTATACTAACCTTGCATCGTTCCCTGCGGTTGGCGATATTAACGTTATCTATTGCGCTAAAGACACGCAAAAACTTTATTTGTGGAGTGGCTCTGCTTATGTAGAGGTCTTCCCTTCTCAAGCACTTTTAAATACTTATCAATTAAGAAGTGAGAAAGGAGTTAGTAATGGTTATGCTTCTTTGGATAGTGCAGGTAAAGTTCCAATTAGTCAGCTACCGAGTTCTATTATGGAATACAAAGGAACTTGGAACGCAGCGACTAACACCCCTACACTTGCAAACGGAACGGGCGACACGGGCGATGTTTACATTTGTAACGTAGCAGGAACAGTAAACTTTGGAGCTGGTGCGATTACTTTTGCGGTGGGCGATTATGTGATCTATTCAGGTACTATCTGGCAGCGTTCAAGCGGTGCAGTGGGTACAGTTACAAGCGTAGCTGCATCTATTACGGGCGATAGCGTTACAATTAGTGGCAGCCCTGTAACTACATCGGGAACTTTGGCTTTTGCTTTTGCCGGTACAGGTGCGCAGTATATTAAAGGCGATGGTACTTTGGCTACTTTCCCTACAACAATAGATCAAGCTAAAAACTTAATAACTGAGATATACAATAACACAGGAGCAACTTTAACAAAGGGAACAATAGTTTATATTACAGGCGGTCAGGGTAATTTACCAACAGTAAGTAAAGCGTTAGCTACTACTGATGCAACATCTGCTCAAACATACGGAGTAGTTCAAACTGACATCACTAATATGAACAACGGCTTTGTAGTTGTTGCAGGTAGATTAACGGATATTGATACACAGGCTTACTCAAACGGAACTCAGCTTTATTTAAGTCCTACAACCGCAGGAACGTGGACAAGTACGAAACCTACTGCTCCTAATCATATGGTGTATGTAGGTATTATTGTACGTTCACACCCAACACAAGGAGTTGTAGAAATTAAAATACAAAACGGCTTAGAGCTTATAGAACTTGCAGATGTAAGTGCATTAACACCTTCTAACAATGACGGCTTATTTTGGGAAGCATCTACAAGCCTTTGGAAAAACAAAAGCATAGCGACTATCTTAGGCTATACTCCACAAGCGCAATTAAACGGAACAGGGTTTGTAAAAGCATCGGGTACAACTATAACTTACGATAACTCTACTTACTTAACTACATCAGCAGCATCTACTACTTACTTACCTATGGTATTAAGTTCTACTGCAAATGTTGTAGATATTAACGGGCAGCAATTTAACATCTGGGGTTCTGCAGGTGGATATACTTCAGGTAGAATAATTGTAGACCCTGTATTTAGTGCAATAGGTTATCAAAACGCAGGGGTATTTGACGGCTTGAAAATCTTAACAAATGGTAATGCGGAGTTTAGTAACTCAGGTATAACAAGGTTTTTTAATCAAGTTAGATTTGATAGCACATTAACAAACGGAACTTATACTTATACGCTGCCAGGAGCAACGGGAACTTTAGCTTTAGTAAGTCAATTAACGGGTGGTACTGTAACAAGTGTAGGCTTATCTGTACCTACTGGTTTTGCAGTTTCAGGAAGTCCTGTTACTTCAAGTGGAACTTTAGCTTTAGCTTTTGATACGGGATATAGCTTACCTACTATAGTTAAGCAGAATAATTGGGATACGGCATATAATACAAGGATAGTAACGGCATCAAGTCCTTTGTCTTTTATTAGCAATACTATTTCTATTTCACAAGCGAGTGGTTCTGCAAATGGCTTTTTATCTTCTACAGATTGGACTACGTTTAACAACAAGCAGAACGCTTTAACCAATCCAGTAACGGGTACAGGTACTACTAACTACCTACCTAAGTTTACAGGTACAAGTACAATAGGTAATAGCTTAGTATATGATAATGGAACAAATATATTAATTGGTAAAACAACAAGCACAGGTGGATTAGTCCAAATTAGTAATGGTACAAATATGTACAATTTTGACTATGACGCAAGTGGACCATACTTTACAACTGTAAACAATGCTAATACTGTTTACAAAAGATTTACTTTAGATGCAAGTGAGTTATATTTTAATATTGCTGCAAGTACTAAAATGGTTCTTAATTCTTCAGGCAATTTAGGATTAGGAGTAAGCCCGAGTGCGTCACAAGACCCTATATTAGAAAGTAGGTATGGTTTATTTATGGGTAGAGATGAAACTAACTTATTAAACAACGCATATTTTAATTCAGGTTGGAAGTATGCTCAAACAGGTTCTTTTGCAAATAGATATTATCAAAATGGGTACAATGGTGGGCATCAATGGTTAATCGCTCCTTCAGGAACGGCAGGTAACGCTATATCCTTTACCCAAGCAATGACGTTAAACGCTTCAGGCAATTTATCTTTAGGAAACACTAATGATACTTATAAACTTGATGTAACTGGTACGGGTAGGTTTAGTGAAAGTTTATATGTTTTAAAAAGTACCAATAGTGGTTCAGGAAGTGTCTTCCCAACTATGCAAGTAAAAAATACATTAGCTACTCAGGGTGACGGCAGCAGTACTTTTAATTTTTCAGGGGTATATGTTGGTTCAGGTAATGATGCGGTTTTGATGACAATGACTACTACATACGCAGCAGGTACTTGGGCCCCAGCAGGTATTTTAAATGTTATTACAAATCACGATTTACAAATAAAAACTAATAATGCTACAAGGCTTACCATCGCTGCAGGTGGAGCAGCTACATTCTCAAGTAGTGTAAGAGCAACAGGACTTCTTATTAGTGATGATAGGTTATATATGCCGGGTAATCAGCCAATTTCAAATTGGTTTTCAAGTAGTTTATCAGCAGGATATAGTTCAAGTAATAGCTATGCTTGGGTAAATGGAGCGACTAACCTTGTACTTGGAACTGATGGAAGCGAACGTATGCGCATAACAAGTGGGGGTTTAGTTGGGCTTGGTCTTAGTTCACCAACGGAAAAGTTACATTTAAAAGATAGCGCAACTGGATATGTAGGTTTAAGATTAGAAGGTAGTTCAACTTATGCGGGTAGTGATTGGACTATTTATGCTTCATCTACATCTCCAAGTACTGCTGATGATTTTTTAGGATTTTACAATAACTCAACTACTGACTCTGCAAGTGCAGGTTACAAAATGAGGATTTTTAAAAGCGGTATAATAAACTTATCTAACGTTCCAAGTTCAAGCGCAGGTTTATCAAGCGGAGACATTTACAAAAGTGCAGGAGTATTAATGATTGTATAATAAATAAAATAAAATAAAATGGCAACAACTTACAAATGGGTAGTTAGTTCTTTAGACAGTTACCCTAAAGATGCAGAAGGTTTAACAGACGTTATCTGCGTAATACATTGGAGATACCAAGCAGAACAAGTGCAAGATGATAAAACTTATTTTGCAGAAGTATACGGAACTTTAAGTGTTCCTTCGCCTGACCCTGCGATTTTTGTTCCTTATGAAGAAGTTACTTATGAAATGGTATGTTCTTGGCTTGAAAATGGATTAGACACTGAATCGCTTAACGAAAACTTAGATAGCCAGATTGAAGACCAAATCAATCCTAAGGTTATATCTTTGCCTTTGCCGTTTCAAAATCCTTAATATATCTTTACAAATAAAAAACAACGTATGAAGTACAAACAACTATTACAATTAGTAAGCAGCATCAATGCCGTAATCGGAAACTCTGAAACAAAGACACAAAAAAAGTTAGTGCAGATTTACAACAAAGTAAAACCACATCACGAAGCATACCAAGCCGAAGTTGAGATTTTACGTTTAGACAATGCGAGTACCGACGAAAAGGATTGTTTATTGCTTACGGACAAAGGGGAGTACAAATTCTCAAAAGAAGGTATCAAGAAACTGACTAAAGATATTGAAGCCTTAAATGATAAAGAATTTGATTTTCAAATAATTAACGTAGTGAACCCGGCAAACCTTGAGGACTTTACATTCTTACAAGATTGGGTAACTGGCGTAGAATTTAACAAACAAGAAGAAGAAGAACTATAATGGGAAGTAACCACCAAGCAGACCAATCAACAATCGTTTCTTTAGTAAGCGCTACTATTAGCATTACAAATATTCAACCACTATTCACATTGTTGGCGAGTTTGGTGGCTATTGTTTCTGGTGGTATGGCAATCCGTTACTATTGGAAAATGACTAAGAAACTAAAATGAGATTAATTCTTTTAGCCTTATTACTTACTTCGTGTGCTTCTGTAAAGAAGGCATCGGAGCGTTTAGATAGCACTGTAGTTAAGACCTTTGACTCGGTGCGTGTAGTCGTTTTAGATAGCGTAACTAAAATAGTAGAAAAGGAAGAGTATTTTACCAAAACCATTACTTACTACGATACTTTGTGGGTTACTAAGGATAGTATGATAACAATTCCTAAGTACAC